TCTTCATATACTGTATCAAGGGAAGAAAATGGAATTTGGTTCCATGTATGTGGATATACCTTATTAGTTGGTTGTTGTAATAAAAGGTCATTAAACATTGGGTTTGGAGCACCATTATTTCCTCCAGGAATAACTTCTAGATATTGTGCAGTCTGTTGATATCCAGGATCACCTTCTGATTGGAATGAATTATATCCATATTGAGTAGATTGATTAGGTATTGTAGATGGTGATGGTCTATAAAATAAACTGTTTTTTAAACCTGCTTTGCTAATTCCTCGACTTTTAACATATTTTCCTGAAATTTCTTGGTTGATTTGAGGTACTCCGGGAGGATTAAATATTAAAGGAGATATAAATCCTGGATTGCTTCCTGTTTGAGAATATACTATTGGTGTAGCGTACTCTCCTGAGCGATAGATTTTATATTTATTATTTCCTGCGAATTGTTGATTAGTAGAATTTTTATCAGGATCAAGATATAAATATCCATCTCTAGGATAAAGACTTTTTTGACTATCTATAGTAAAATCACTTAATGCTGGGATTTGAGCATTGGCATCTTCATCAATTATATAATCTAGATTAATAATAGTTTTTTCTAATACTTCAGGGGTAGATCCTCCTTTACTAGTATAATATCCTATATAAGGACTAGGATTTCCAGCTACTGCTAATCCTCCATATCCTGTTCCGTCATTACTTGGTTTATTAAAGTCAGGGGCGTTACTTTTAACTCCATTATATCTTGGATATATTTGTGCTCTAGTTGTATAATTAGATGGATTTACAGGAGCTATTTCTGCTGTTCCATTAATAATTTCTTCTTGATTAGTTGGTATTAATTGTCCAAATCCATAATTAACTTTAAAAAAATCAGAATTATATTCTGGTTCAGTAGCATTATTAATTAAGACATTACAATCACTATATTCAAAATTTCCATATAAATAAGGTTCTAAGATTATAGATGATGAGGAAGGACCTTGAGGATTTACAGATTGAGTAATTATCCAAGTAGCATTTTGAATAAGATAAGATGTAACTCCTGCACCCGTTACTGTAATTCTATAATTAGTATTTTCTACTAATTGAAATGATCCAGAAAATACATTGGTAGTAGGATTAATAGAATTAATAAGACTACCAGTAATGAGAAAATTCCCATTTGAATCTTTTAGTGCAAAAAAGCCTTCTACTCCTGCTGAAAATGGGTTAGCAATAGTAGTAAATGATGCAGTACATTGAATATATATTGGGGAAGTATTTGTTGATGATAAAATTCCAGTTGGTAAATCAATTATATTGGGAGATAAATTATTAACTAGATTAAATCCATTAATTGCTACTTCTCCACTTCCTGCAAATATACTAGAAGGACGATTAACTTCAAGAGTATAATTTAATGTATTATTATTTGTGCTTAAAAGAAGAGTATTAGCTCCAATACCTTCTAATTGAGATATGGGTGAAAGTTGGTATAAGAAATAAAAACTAAATTCTGATATATTTGTAATAGCGAAATCAGCATATTGAGGTAAATTAGGATCAGTAAAATATATTCTGAGAGAATCTAATCCTTGAAGTGAAATAGTATTATCATTTCCTTGAAGATCAAATTTACTGATTTTAATAAAATCAATAGTTCTAGTAGTAGTGGTAGTAAATGGAGGAATTGGGCTAATATTTTGTCCTACTTTATTTAATATGTAAATTTCTCCAGAATTAGGAGAAGTATTTGAGTTTAAAAAATTATTAAGATAAGTTTGAGCTGTTATAAAATTAGGATCATTATTGTTATTTGTAGTAAGTGGGGGAAATGTTGGAGTTACATAGAAATAAGGTGTGTAATTTATAGCAACAGTAGAAGGATACAAATATTGAATACAATCTTCATCTATTAATCTTTGATCTGCTACTTGTAATGCTGATCCACTATACTCTCCATTGATAAATTCTTCTTCGGTATCGTGAATAAAATTTACAAGACCTAAAGGTGTATCATTAGAACCTGACCATGATTGGGTAATATTTACAAATAAATTGGTAGTAGCAACTTGTCCATTAAAATCAGGAGTAGCTCCTCCTGCACTTCCTGTAATATGTTCTATAGGAAATGATTGTTCATCAGTTGATGCAATATATGTTTTTTGCCCGTATGATAAAGTAGGATAACTATTAATAGATCCTGTTATTGTAATATCTTTTAAAGCCATTAAAGTGGTACATTAAAGGTTCTTGTTGTTGGATTACCAACAAATGTAATAACACTATTTGTTGTAACCTGAGGTAATGGGTATTTGTTTCTTTCTAATAATGTTTGTTTAATAATAATTCCTGAAGCTAATCCTGCGCGAGCGGGAGTAAAATCTTGAATCATTTTAAATAATGAATTATCATAGAATTTAATTAATCTTATATAATCCCATAAATCAAAATTATGGATATATTTAGAAAAATATTCATCTCTTAATTTATTAAAATCAGGATAATAAGTTAAAGATGAAGATACCTGTCTTGGATCTCCAATATAATTACCTATATTAAAAGGTCCAAGTTGTTCTATAATATCATCATTAATTTCATCTTGAGGTGAAAAACCTGCTTCAACGTAATTTACATCCTTATTAAAATTTCTACTTATTAAAGATGATTGTTGGACCGAAATATATGGGGATAATGTATTTCCTTGGGGTAGAGTTACATCTACAATTCTAATTTTTTCAGAAACTGTATTTTTAACACCAGCAACAAATGAGTCTTGATATATGATTTCAGTTTGAGGATTAAAGGTATAAGTACCATTTAAAGTATAAGCACTACTTGTAATAAATGGGTTAAATACTCTAAAAGAAGGATTAGAAGGAATAGTAGAAATACCAGGATGAATTGAATTTCTAGGAGAATTAGATCCACTATCTAATACTGTTCCTAAAGGAGCTCTAAATATTAGTTTACGTAGTGAATCATTACTTCCAGATTCTTGATTTCCTTCAATTGAATAAGGATTCATTACATAATCATCAAATCTACTTTCACTTAAATTAGTTTTATAAAATCTAAGTTCTTGAAATGACCCAGAAAATGGAGTATATGTAGTGCCATTTATAACTAAACTAGCAGAGTATGAAAGATAAAAACTTCCACTTCTTACCATAGCAAACGCTAAAGAACCTACACTAGCAGATGCTTGAAATCCTAAATTATATCCATCATTCCCAGTATAAATTTTATTTTTAGCGTATAAACTTGCCATTCTTTTATTATAAATATTTTATTAAGAGAAAATATCATCATACCATTCTTCAGAATCATACCAATCCCCTAAGTCTTCCCAAACACCTCTTCCAGGATTTGGTTGGAAATCAAGAATCCAATTTGATATTGGTATAGCATCATCACTTAAATTGTACATTACTGACCACCATCCTCCATCAAAAAATGGTAAGTAAAGTGTATTAACATTTCCTGAACTTAATTCTATGAATTTAAGATCTCCATATTGATTTTCAGGATCTGGGATAGATCCGCTATATGAACCACTAGCATACCCAGTTCCAGTATATTCTAAGACTAAAGCAAAGTCATTTTCAGGAGCATATGCTAATATTTGATTATATTGAGATGGATTAGTTGGAATACCCATTGTTTTAAATCTAAATTCTATTGAGAATGAAGAAGATCCTTCATTAAATGAATCTCCTCCATAATAACTATCTCCATAAATTGCAGCTCCGTATCTACCATTTCCTGAACCTGTATCTATTAATAAGGGAACTTTTATATAACCTGAACTAGTAGTGAAGAATTCATAATTAAATTGGTTTTGAAAATTATCCCAATTATTTGTTGTTTCAGTTGATTTTCCACTAAATTCATTAATACGAAAAATAGTATCAGGAACTCCATATATGTTAGAGAGTAGTCTTAAACTTTCAGGTGTACCTTTTTTCTTTAATAAGTAAGGTAAATTGTGATAAATGCGTTTATAAATTTCTTTATTAACATCATCTAAAGGAGCTAAAACATTTGGATCTGAGGCTGTAATAAATGTATTTACATATTCAAATCCTGTAGGGGTAGGTAAGGATCCGGTGATAAATGGGATATTAATATTACTACCGGATATTGTAAGTCCTAAAAGAGCAGAATATAAATCGGTAGAAGAAAAATTATTTTGATATATTTTAACTCCTAAATCTCTAATTGCTTGGGCAACTATATCTTTAGAAATACCAAATTCTAATCTGTTATCAGCATCAAATTTATTTGTAATATCTTTTAGATAAACCCAAACATTGTCAAAATGTTGTCCAATCATTTGAACAAACAACATATATTGATCATTATTTGAATCTTCTCTTAAGTATGGAGGGATAGCATTTACTAAAGCATCTTTATTTTCATGATCAAAGAATGAAGCTGATTCTAATTGAGTATTTAACCATGAAAGAGCAGTTGCTGATCCTACTGAGTAGTTTATGTATGGGGCGGTTGAATTAGTTTTGGGCCAAGCGTGACTTTCAGAACTATAGTATAAATAATATTCATAACTATCAAAATTAGTTATAAGTTCATCTATTTTATTATCCCAAATAACCTGATTACTTGAATCTGAAGAAAGACTACCGCTATACGTATATTCTTCAATTAATGATAATTTATAATAAAAGTTTTCTAATCTAGTTTGGGCAGAAGAAAAATGTATGAATTGAGAGTAATCTGAGTAATCAATGTTTATTTCAATTCCTTTTTCAGCTAAAATACTGTTAATTTGATAAAGTAAACTTCCTGATCCTGAAATTGAAGTGTTAGATTGTAAAGTAAGTAAATTTTGATATGGTGTTGAATTATTAATTTGATCTTGAACGTTCAAATTAAAATTAGGGCCACTAATAAAATTCAGTAGTCTAGTAGAGTCAAATTCAAAAATATTTGTTAATTCAATTGAATATGCTAAAGATTCTGCTATTTGCTCAACAACCCAACACTGTGAATTAAATGTAAATTCTTCAGGTAAAGGTTCATATAATTTAATTAATACTGTAGGGTCATTAGGATTGGTATTATCTAATAATATATTAGTAGCTATTAATAGCTGGTTGTTTCCGAAATTTAAATAAAAATCTAAGTAAGTAACAGGAGCGTTTTCTATTTGAAAAGATAACTGATTAGTTAGATCAATTACATCTATATTTGTTATAGTAGTTGTATTTAATCTTAATTCAGTTCTATCTGTACTTATATCTTGAATATAGAATGTACTAGAAGGAGAAGATGATAATTTTCGTTTTAAAAAATTATATAATGTGTAATACTGACCCTCAGTATATCCTTGAGATTCTATATCTAATTGTGGATCAATTACTACATCTCCATTATATATGCTATAACGAGGATATCCAGCTGTATTACTATAAAGAATATTCTGTGCTAAATCTAAAATAAAATATTCAATATAATCTTCTGATGGGTTGAAGTTAATTTCTTGAATATTACTTGATATAAGAGATTCATCTTCAGATAAATAACTTTGAAATTGAAGAGTAGTAGGATCTACATTTGATATATTTACTATTCTGGCCATTATCCTTGGGAACTTGATATTTGTAACTCAACCAATTGTTGATTAAGTTCTAAGTTTTGTTGTTGAAGAATATTTATTTCATCTATAAGTGCTTGAATATCTTCATTTATTTGATTATCTACATTAGTAGATGCATTCATTGAAGTAGATGCAGCATTAATAACATTAGTAGAAGCAGCAATTTCAGCAGCAGTAGAAGTAGCAGTAGAAGTAGCTAGTTGAGAAAATTTAGTATCTATAACTCTCTCATATTGATTTTTAATATAAAATTTTTTAATTAAATTTAAAGTATTAGCCATTATCCATTAATAATTTTAAAGTAATAATCATTGTCTAATATAAATGTACTTCCATTTATAATGGTTTTAATCAAAATTTTATAATATCTTTCTGGTTGTAATCCACTCATATATAAAGTAAAGAAACTGCTATTTTCGTCTTTACTTAATTGAGTATATGTTGTATCAAAATCTACTACAAATTCATCAGTATCCAAATCTTTTACAGCATAGTATGAGGTTTCTGGTAAGTAGTAGTTTTGAACAAAATATGAAGATGTTTGAAATGTCCTAGCAGGATATTCAGGACGAGAATATACCCTAAATTTATTAGTACTATCTAAATAGAAATATCCTGGATTTTCTCCTATTGTAACTACAAACGGGGTTGTATTTATAGTGGTTAAAGTAGAAGATCCGGTATTAAAAGTAGTATCGTTCCATCTAAATTCTAAACATGGAGGATATATAGTATGAGTATCTATAGAAAAATACTTCATTTTGGGTTGAACATCCTCATTATCAATAAATTCAGTTTTTTGTTTAACTATAAAACCATCGTTTCCAATAGAGGAACTATACCAAGCATTAACAATATTTTTAACATTAATATTAATATCTTTATCTGTATAGTATCCAAATGTTTGAGATCCACTTAAAGATTGAGTTACATACCAAGTAGCTCCACCTGGATCTACTGATGATGAATATGAGCCTGTTGATCCGGGAGCAAATGAACTAGTAGTCCACTTAATACCTCCTTGATAGTTTCTCCAAATCCAACTTGCACCATTTTGTACTTCAGGTAAATATCCATATCTTCCAGTTCCCATGTTCCAGGATTGAGATACAGGATATACCTCTACTGTTGTATCAGAATTTAAAGCAGTAACATTAGCAACAAAACATCTTAAATTAGATTGCCATTGAGAACCTGAGATTTTGTTATTAACAATATCTGAAATTTCGGTTGAGTCAAATTTAATTAGAAAACGACTTGTTTGAGGAGCAGGAGTACCTATGTTTCCTACTTCTAAAGAAGCTTCTATAATCTCATCTAATCCTGTATTTTGTTCAGGATTTATGGAATATAATGTGGTATCTTGTATTGGAAATATTTTATATACAGCCATTTTTTAAAATTATAGTGGTGATACTCTACCTTGAATATCGGTATTAGGGTATTTTACTTCAAAAATCATAGGATCTAAAGATGGATATACTACATTATTTCTAGTTGCTCCTGATATGTCATATGCATATTGGGAATATCCTAGGTTGGTACCTGTTTTATTAGTTATGTTTAGAGTTTTAACAGTTTGAACTCCTTCTATTCTATCAAGTAAAATATATAAATCTCTTAACATGATAGGTTGATTAATTTGCCATTTAGAAATAGCAAAATAATCTTGAAGAGCAGTTATACATTTAGTTAAAACTTCATTACTATTAAAATTAGGTAATACAATAATATCAAAATCTATTCCTATATTAATTACAAATCCATTTTTAATATTAATAGCATCATTTATCATTCTATATTGAGAAAGATAAGTAGCTAAATTTTGTTTTAAAGCAGGAGAAGCAGTAACTAAATTACCATTTATATCAAATGTTAATATATATAAATCTAAAATACCGGCCGCTTCTCCAGAAGCAATACTCTGAGCTTTAGTAGGTTCAATGTATGCTTTAGCTATATTTCCATATCTAGCAGGCATACTTAATGCTCTAACTAAATAATCATCTTGAGTAACATTTCGTAGCTGGGAAGCAAAATTCGCAGATGAATTTTGTCTGATTTCTTCAATGGTATCTCCATCACCTCCACCATTTGCTGCTTCAGGGTTTGTAACAGCCAATGAATTGAATATATTATCAGCAGTTACTGAGTTTAGATTATATTTTAGAAAATTTATTAATCCATTTATTTTAGTTAAAGTATTTGATGGTACATTTGCTGTTACTCCTCCACCTGTTAAATACCGAACTGTTAAAGTTGTATTTGAAGGAGCAATACCATAAGTATCTGTGAATAGAAAATTTGAAGGAGCATATGCTGTAGTAAGTTTAGTTTGTTCAAAAGGTAAGCCTAAACCTACATTATCAGGATTTGGGACTATATTTTCATCAACATCTGAAGTTGTACCTGCTCCGAATTGAATTTGAAGTGTTGTTGAATTTCTAAAACGAGTAGCAAATCTACGTTGTACTTTTTTTAATTTTAGAAGATATGGAGTATCTCCACTATATTGAGATAAATTAGGATCATTAACATTTGTATTCTTAATAGAATCATAAATCATTTCTTGACCTAAATAATCTACTTCATACCAAGTATTTCCTTCACTATCTATAATATCTAAAATACCAATTAAATTAGATGTATTTATTTCAACTGTAGCAAATCTTTCAGGAGAATTAAATGAAAAAGTTGTTGTGCTTATAGTAGCAGAAATTGCTTTGCGAGATTTTTTTAAAAGAAAAAATGTAGGATTTAATCCTGCAACTTCATATACTGTAACTTCAGTTGGATCTAAAGAACTAGAAATAGTAAAATCTACTGGATCAGAAATTAGGAATGAGATATTATTTGCTGAGGTAACAGTAGCGTTTTGATTAATTAATAATGCATAATCGAAATCTGGGACATAATTTGGACCTACAAGTTTAGCAGGAACTTTTTGATAAAAATCTATAGTTGTTGTTGCTATACCAGTTATATTTGGTTTATAACCAAACATATAAGCTAATTCAAATAAATTGTTTGATTGGCGAGCAAATTGAAGATAGTTTTCTTGAACCTGATTATCTAAATAAAATGATAAAACATCACCTACATATGCTGCCATCTCCATAAACATCATCCCAGGGGAAGCTGGACTGAAATCATTATATGTAGTTGGGAAGTAGGTTCTAGCGTAGTCAATTAGATTAGCTCTAAATTCACTAAAATCTTTATTTATATATTTTATATTTTTATTTGCGGCCATTATGTAAATGTTATTTCAACTTGGTCTGTTGTACCAGTATTAATGATACTATAAAATAATTGAATTGTAATTTCGTTATTATCTGGGTTTTGTAGGATAGAAAGATTATCTACTTTTACATTAACAAAGTATAAATCAAGTTGTGATTGAATATTTTCTTTTAAAGAATCTAAATTACCTGTTGTTATTTGTTCGAAAATAAATGCTCTTAGATTGGCACCAAATTGATTATTTAAATAACGCTCAGTTTGATTAGTTAGAAAAAAATTTAATAAATTATTTCTAATAGCATCTTGAGTAGTATAAGTTGAATAAAATACTCCGGGAGCATTGAAAGGAATAGCTACCCCAACCGCTGTTCCAGGTCTTTGATCTATGGGGAATATCCTTTTTGCTCCAAATGCCATTATTTATTTATTAAATTCATTATTTGATCAATTCCTAATTGTCCCTCAGGTAAAGAACCATTTATTGGGTCTATAGAACCTTGTAATTTAAATTCTCCTTCTAATCCATTTTTTGGTCCTTTAGCCATATCACTTAGTATATCCATATATGCTTGTTTAGGATTTATACTAGGAGTAGGTTTATGGGGTAAAGAATTAGTGTTAAAATTTAAAGTGCGAGTTTCAGGGCTAAAAGATTCATTTATTGGCTGTTTATTAGATTTAACAGCCTCTAAAAGAATATCTCTCATTTCTTCTTGAAATACTTCTTTCACAGCTTCTTTAATAAGTTTTTTAAAAATATCTGCTTTCATTTGTTATAAATATTTAATTAGACAGCTTTTAAATCGCTATTGTCAATAATTAATTTAAGTTGTTGAATTAAAACTTGTGGTGTTGATGTAAATGATAAAGGTGTTTGTAATAATATAATACCAGAAGAATTCTTCGCCACAGCTTTTCGTCTATTAACAGTAGGAGAAAATGGTTCTTCTACTACCTCTAAAGTAAATCCTTCATAAACCTGAGAATTAGAATCAGTATTTTCTGCTGATATTTGGGCTGCTGTATATTGTTGGTTTATTTTATTAACATAATCACTTGGGGATGTTAAATTTTCAGATGAAACTCCACATCCTGTCAAATATTGATCTATAGTATTTAATAACCCAGTAATTTTAAATATAATATTATTAGCATAATCTAAAGCTCCAGATATTGAAGATACTTGATTTTTAATAAATTGAACATTAGGTTTTAAAAAATCAGTTACATCTTTTAAAGTATTGATAGCGGCAGGAATAGTACCCGGAACTGCGGTGGGAGGGATAGCAGCTAATGCTATATTAGCAGCAATTCGAGTAGCATCTGTGGTTTTTATTATAGTAGAAGTTGTATTTACTGTGGTAGAAAGTGTACTTATAGGTTTACTTAAGGTTTCTATAGTTTTAGATATAGTATTTAATTTAGTAACTAGACTATTTCTTAAATTTGAAATTGCTTGAAGTTCTTCAGGTGTGAGACAACTTGAAGGAAGTGTCATATTAGGTTGTCCTATATTTTGGATTCCTGTTCTAGAAGCAATTTGAGAGATAGATGGAATTAATTGTTGAATTAATTTTTGACTATTTTTAATTATTAAAGAAGGAATTTTACTTTCAGTTGCCATATATTTGATATAATAAATTATTCAGGGAACAATCCATCAAGAGGTACATCTAATCTTTCAAGACTTTCATCAAGTATAGATGTATCTACTGAAGGTTCAGGTCTGGTAGGAGATAATATTGATTTTGATAGTTTTGTTTCTTCTGAGAGACGACTAACTGCATCATCATAATAATCTCTAGTTAGATCATTAATTTTGGTAGGATCAATTTTTGGTATGAAACTTGCTCTTCCTGCATCTATCCATTCAGGGAATGGAGAAAAAGTTGTTAAATATTCTTTATTTAAGGTTATCCATGGTAATTTATCCTTATATAAATCTATTTCTAAATCATAACTTTTAAAAAATTCTGCAGGTTTCCACCAGTTTTTTGATAATGAACCATACTCAGAAGATGGATCTAGTTCACTTATACCTCCTAAATTATTAGCAAAATCATCTTGAGATATAATGAATCTTTTATTTCCCCAAACTACAGGAATTACTGTTTCAGGGGTAAAAATTTTATATCCTGCTACTATTTCTTTATTTTGTATAGCAATAGATTGAGCTATAGATAATGTATTTTTAGGGTAATAATATATTAAATCATTTTTCTTTTCAGGAGTTGACGGAGATGAAGAAGTATTAAATATACCATAATTATATGTTCCATCCGGATTAATTACTCCCCATTCTTTCATGATAGATACCCATTCACCATAGCTATCATTTTTTTGTGCTTCAATTATGTTATTTCTATTAGCCGAGGTAGTATTTTTTATTCTGTCAAAAAAACTTTCTTTATCTAAATCTTTTAGAAGAAATTGTTTTTTTAATTCTTCAAATTGTTCTTTATTAACAATTTGTTGTTGTTG